ATGACGAACCTGAACAAGACGCCGCAGAGTCAGAGAGCACCACCATCAACAGCGACCAGATTTGGGACATCATGCGCCGTCTGATCGGCGAGCTTGCCAGCGACAAAAACCCCGGACTCACCATGGACTGCGCGACACTGGTTGCCGGGCTAGCCTATCAGGGCAATTCCATGACCGACATCGCCAAGCGCCATGGCATCACGCGGGCGGCAGTGAGCAAGAGGTGCATCGAGATGACCGACGCGCTCAAGATCAAGCCATACCGTGCCATGAGAAGTGGACACGCACGCAAGGCGTACCAGCAGGCCCGAATCCTTTCCGTACAAAAACAAAAATTAGAGATCCATGGACACTGAAATCATTACCGAAGTCGCCAGCAGCAATCCATCACTGCCGGGATTTGAAACACCGCGCATCACCGCAACACCGACCGGCCTTGTTTTCGGTGATGATGCGCCAGAGATGGCCGACATCGAGGACATCTTGGTCAAGGCATCCAAGATGAGGGAGTCGTCTACATGGATCATCGGCGATGCGATTAATTGGGTGAAAGCCACCACGGGCTCATTCGACTATGTTCGCGCCTCAAAGCTCACCCGGCTCGAAGTCAGCACCCTCATGCGGGTCGCCCTAGTTGCCAAGAATGTCCCACTCAGCGTCCGCAAAGAGCGCCTCTCATTCGACCATCATCGGGCAGTCGCATGCCTCAAGAACCCAGACGACCAAGCGATGTGGCTAGAGACAGCGTCGAAGAAGGAGATGAGCGGCGATGTGCTGCGCAAGTCAATCAAGCTCGGCCGCGTGGCCACAAAGGAGGATATGGAGAAACCGACCGGCGGAGGCATCGACAACGCCATCCCGCATGTGAACCGGCTCTGCGTGTTCCGCCGCTCCCTCGAAGACGCTGGATGGTTCGATGAGGTCGATGAGGAGATGCTTTACTCGCTGCACAAGGATCTCCTGCCGGTTGTGGAGTTTCACGCCTATGTGGGACAGAAGATCGCCACCGGCCAAAACTATGTCGTGGCCAATGAGTACGACGAAGACATCAAGAAAATCCGCGACACTTACAAAATCGGAGAGATATGAAAATCGAGCAAATCCCAACCAACAAATTGATCCCCTACGCGCGGAATACCAAGAAGCACGACGCAGCGCAGGTCTCCAAGCTCGCCGGTTCAATCCGTGAGTTCGGCTTCAACAACCCCGTCCTGATCGACAAGGACAACGGCATCATCGCCGGTCATGGCCGCGTGATGGCAGCCCAATCGCTCTCACTCGAGTCAGTCCCTTGCATCCGCCTCGGTCATTTGAGCGACACCCAACGCCGCGCCTACATCCTCGCCGACAACCGCCTTGCCGAGATCGGTGGCGGATGGGATGAGGAAATGCTGAAGCTCGAACTCGCTGACCTTGGCGAACTGGATGTTGACCTCGAAGCGATCGGATTCGGAGAGGAAGACCTTGCCGAAATGGAAATGGAAGACGAGGCCGAAACCTCAGACGCCGACGCAGAACCCCAGATCGACAAAGCCGACGAACTCCGCGAAAAGTGGGGCGTCGAGACTGGGCAACTTTGGGAGCTTGGCGACCATCGGTTGCTGTGCGGGGATAGCACGATCCCCGAGCATGTGGCGAAACTCATGCGCGGAGAGAAGGCGCAACTCATTCACGCAGACCCGCCGTATGGAATGGGAAAAGAAAAAGACGGGGTGCAAAATGACAACCTCTACCGCGAAGAATTAGACGCCTTTCAAATGGCATGGTGGCGAGCCTTTCGGCCACACGCCGAAAATAACGCAAGCGCCTACATCTGGGGGAACGCTGAAGACCTCTGGCGGCTGTGGTATTGCGGAGGGCTAAAAAACAGCGAGCGCCTAACGATGCGCAACGAGATCGTGTGGGATAAAGGCCACGGGCAAGGCATAGGCTCAGCCGATCATCGAATGTTTCCAACCGTATCCGAGCGGTGCCTTTTCTTTATGCTTGGCGAGCAGGGATTTAATAACAACGCGGACAACTACTGGGAAGGGTGGGAGCCGATACGCGCATACCTTGCTAATGAAATGGAAAAATGTGGAGGCTCAAAAAATTGGAAGGCGGCTCTAGGGAATCAAATGGGAGGTCACTATTTCACGAAATCTCAATGGTGCCTTCCTACTGAAGAGGCTTACAAAAAACTCCAATCCTTTGGAAAAGGTGACGCCTTCAAGCGGGAGCACGAAGAACTCAAGCGGGAACACGAAGAACTCAAGCGGGAACACGAAGAACTCAAGCGGGAGTTTTATTCAACACGCGCACACTTCGACAACACACACGACAACATGACGGATGTCTGGCGTTTCCAGCGAGTCACTGGAGAAGAACGCCACGGGCACGCCACGCCGAAACCCGTCGAGATGATGAAGCGCGTAATGCTTTCAAGTCTGCCCAAGGGCGGAATATGCGTGGAGCCTTTCGGAGGCAGTGGCTCGACCTTAATGGGTGCAGAAAATACAGGCCGCAAATGCCGCGCCATCGAGATCAGCCCCGCCTATGTCGCCGTGGCGATCCAGCGATGGGCAGACGCCACCGGCAAAGAACCCAAGCGCCTCGCATGACTCCCGCCGCCGAAGCCCTACCCCCCCATAGGGAGTCTCCTACGGACCCCCCTTGAGGGCGCGGCTTTGCGGACCTACATTAAAAAAACGTGAGAAAACTCTTTTTGACCTTACACCTCGGTCAGTTGACAAGCCATGGACATCAACTCTGAACAGTACAGCCGCATCCGCAAAGCGAATGTGGCCAATATCCTCAAAAAGCTCAAGGAGGGCAAGACGCTTTCACGCGATGACTGGTCGCAGATCGAGGACTACAAAGCCAAAGCCGACAAACCGATCGAGGATGTCACCGAGATCAAAAAGACCGCGAAAAGCTGGGTCGAGCTCGCCGAGGTTTTGGGAGTTGCTCGCCAGACCGTCGATGTTTGGAAGAAGAAGCCGGGATCACCGAAGCCACGGTCGAACGGAACCCATGATGTCCTCAAGTGGGTGGCCTTCATCAAGGCCGAGGGGCTCGCGGCCAAAGGGCAATCCGAAACACCCGACGAGGCCGAACTTCGCCTGCGGAAACTCTTCGCCGAGGTCGAGGATCGCGAGCTCAAGGTGCTGGTTCGCAAGGGGCAATTTGTCCCGATCGACGCGGTGCGTGAGCGGTGGTTCTATCACATCGGACAGGCAAACGCCCTGCTTCGGAACAAGCTCGAAAACGAATTGCCGCCGCTGCTGGTCGGCAGAGATGCGGTCGACATCCGCAAAGAAAATGCCCGAGTGGTCGACGAGTACATCGCGATCATGAATTCCGGCGAGCAAAAGCAGATCCCAAAACTTGAAACCAGAGGACGAAAAAAATCCGACGACCGACCTGCTCGATAACATCCTGCGGGCCGGCCATGTGATCACCGACCGCCGCCCGCCGTGGCAGTGGTGCGAGGATCACATCGAGTCGATTCCGTACTCGCCGATACCCGGTGGGTTCCAATCAGGCAACACACCATGGATCCGCGAACCATTGGAGGCACTGGCGGACCCGTCGGTTTCGCTGGTTTCGATCATCGCGGCGATTCAGGCGGGCAAAACCATGACCGCCGAGCTTGGATCCTGCTGGATCGCGGCGAACGCGCCCGGACCGATGCTCTGGCTCGACCAGACAGACTCCGACGCAAAAGATCAGATGGAAAACCGTCTGCAGGTGCTCTGGAAGCAATGCGCGCCGATTCGGGAGATTTTGCCGCGCCAGCAAGGGACCGAAAGGCACAAGCTCAAGCGCAACTCTGTCGCATTTCTCAACGGCATGACTGGCTGGGTGCTCGGTGCTCACTCCAAGACCAACCTTCAAAGGAGATCGATCCGCTGGTTGATCGGCGATGAGACCTGGCGCTGGCCATCCGGTCACATGGCCGAGGCCGAGGCGCGGGTCACCGCCTTCGGGTGGCTGGGAAAAAGGTTCTTCGTGTCGCAGGCCGGCGAGGTGGACGACGACACCGATCGGAAATTTCGATCGACCGACCAGCGTGAATGGTGCTGGCGATGCCCGAGCTGCAAGACGACGCAGCCATGGAAATGGGAAAACATCGAGTGGTCGAAGGATTGCCGCCTCGAAGATGGCGCGTGGGATTACGAGCGGGTCCGCGAGACCACCGAAATGTTCTGCGAGTGTGGCACCCGATTTCCCGATACCGACCGATCACGGCGTGAACTCAACAACCCTATGAATGGCGCGCGTTATGTCTCCCAGAACCCCGGAGCGGCGAAGTCGAATGTCGGCTTTCATTGGAATGGTCTCTGCGCGGGATCATGGGGCAACCTCGCCGAGATTTACCTTCGAGCGAAGTCATCGGCACGCACCGGCGACATGGAGCAGTTGAAAATCTTCTGGCAGAAGCGTCTCGCTCTTCCGTTCACCGAGTACACCGAGGATTTCTCGATCAAGATCACCGACAGCACCTACGCGCGCGGCGATTTAGCCTGGGAAAAGGAAGGCGCGATCATCGGTGGCAAGATCCGG